GACAGTCGATAGGTACTGACTGACTACACGCTCAGTGCGGAAACCTCTTGCCCTTCTATGGTTAGCCATTTACCGCATGACACTTGCGACACTGCCACGCACCTACAGATGGCTGTGCATCCTTAATGACAATGTTGGCAACAATGTCTCTAGCTTCTGTTGGCTCATTACATAGTTGACAGTTGATTATTTCAATAAATGGAATGTCATCAAAGTTAACCCATCCACCTAATCCATCTGCGTTATGAATCTCGATGTAACCCATTATGCTCTCGCTTTCTGTGGTTCCCATGTGCCTGAACTTGAAAGCTGATACCAAAGTGTTGGACATTTAGGCTCTGATCCTTGTACTCCAATGTGTCGGCAGAAATAGCCACCCCATGCCCGGCCATTCTTTACGCCATCTTTGAACTCACGATCACCATGCTTACAACTAGGCACATCCTTTGCAGTACCAAGAATCTCTGCAACTGTATTTACAGCGGCATCAATAGTCACTGGTGCTGGTACTTCCTTGATCAGTTCATCTTGCTCACCGAAAGGTGTAGTCCAGTAATCCTTTTCTATTGCAGGTTTATTGGCACTAATGACTTTCTTCATTTCTTCACGACTGCTTTTATGCTTATCTACCCCGATGTTCGCGACACCGCAAGCAATACCAATCGCTGAAGTCGCTCCGTTTTCCAGCGCAAAATCTTTATTAACGCCTTTGTCTGAAATAACTTCATTTGCAAGCCCAGTCGCGAATGGTTGCTCGTCGGTAATTTCTCTATAAAGAGCTGCCCTAACGATAAAGCGTTTATCTGACCATTCCAGTATCTCAGTTTCAATCCGTCCATTTGGCCACCTTTTCCAGAATTCAATAATTCTCTCGCGAACTGTAGTGTATTCCGCTAAATTAAACATAAAGCCCATTCTCCTCTGTTGCTAGTTGTCCACCGAGTGCGCCGTAGCTGCATAGATCGACCCAGTTGTCGAGGTGCTGTGCTGATTGATTAGTTCTTGCAAGTTTAACAAGTACCATGATCCCTGCCACCTGATAGTCATGTATTGGCATTTGTAGGTATGCACTAAGGAGCATCGCGGTGTGTTGCAGGTTATCTGCCGGATGACCGTATGAAAGGCCACGATCAGAGATTGTGTCTGTGGCGTTGAGTAAGATGTCACGAGCTATCATTCTTGCCAAAATTCTTGTCTATTTACAGCTCGACCTCTGTGATAACCCTCGCGCTTGCCTCGCTCATAGCCTGATTCCCAGACATGTGCATAAATAATCCATAGTGCTAGTGGTATCAAAATCACCACTATGCCTACAACTTGATTGTCAGTCATTGTTACTCCTATCGCACCAGCGCCCTCGGCTGGTGACAGGCTTAGTGTTGCACAGCCCTGCGACTATTTATGTTTTATTTGATAACGAAACGATAACGATTCTGCCTCATCAACTGCATCATCAATCGTGCGCCTGACGGGAAAGATGTCTCTAACGAGGTCGTCCATAGACTTTGCCATTAACTATAAATGTGCCGTTCTTCTCAATGTAGATAAGATCAACTTGGACATTCTTGCCCTTGATGTACATGATGGCAAAAGCCTGTTGCCAGTTAAAAGAGCCCGTAGAACCCCCGTAGAGGGCTTTAGAAAAGTCCATGAGGTTTCCTACCTCTACACCATGTAAAACACGCCCTAATCGCCCGCTAGAGGCCTCAGAGAAGGCACTACGACCCGCTCTGTGGGTGTGTCCAGAGATAACATTCTTGCCATGACGCCTAGCAGCTTCTAATGCGCTTAAACCGCCTTGAGACTTAATAGGTGAATGATCACCATGAACTGCAATCCAGTTGGGTGCAATAGGCATAGGCTTTTTGTGAAAAGTAATGCCAAGCTCATCAAACTTCATAAACTTCTCAAAGCGAAGCTCTGGCAAAGATAGGAAGGATGGGATCTTCTTCATGATGATGTTGTAGATACGATCTGTGTGATTAGACCTAATGCAATCAGTTACGCCTAACTCCCATAGAAGATCAACACAGCGATCACGATCATCGCCTAGAGTTTGCTCATAGGCTAAAGGTGTGCCATCTGACCACTTGCTTATAGTCTGGAAATCAATCTCATCGCCGATAGTAACTGTTTGATCTGGCTTGAAGGTTTGTAAGAATTTGGCTATGTTGCGTGTTACATGAACATCCTCAAAGGGAACTTGAAGATCAGACAAAATAACTATTCGCTTAATCGTCATCCTCATCTTCGTAATCGCCGAACCTTTCTGGATCGACTGGAGATGGCAAGATCCACGCAGGATAGGCTGTTGGCTCAATGATGATTGCTAGTGCTAAATCAACATCCATGCCAGCCCTGCGTAGCGCTCTGTACATCTCTTGCAGGCTAATTGCCCAAGCATCGAGAGCTGTGTAAGTGTCTAGGTCTATAACCTTTTTTCTCGCCATAGGATAATTGTCACTTCTCTAAGATACGAATAACGGTTTCGACACGCGCTTCGAGCGATGAGATTCGAGCATTGAATTCATCACGCATTGATGAGCCTGAGTTAGGTTTGAGTTCGCTTAGGTAATGCTTTACTAGCCAGCGCACCGAGCCAATAAATGAACCAATAACGGTCGTAGCAGCAACAGCAATTGCCGCCATGTCCTGCGCAGTCATTATCGTTTAGGTGTGGCATAACCAAACACGCCGGATAGTACTGACCAAAGGATTGCTCGGTAATCAACATCAAAGTTAGTTGCTGACCAAGCTGCTAGAAATGCTCCAGCTGCTAGAAATAGTGGATTCTTGATTTTCATTTGTCTCCGCCTAACATAGGTATTTGATAAAATTCACCCAGTAAGTCAGCTTCTTTCTTAAAGCTGAAATGCACATGGTGAACATGTTTGTTAGCCCCTGTGTACTTGCGCCACTTCCACCTAAGAATAGGGGAGCAGATTTTCCCGTCAAAAATAATGTAAGCAATACGCTTTTCTGATCGTGCTTTACAGGCTGCACGAACTTGATCAACAAGGTCGGGCATGAGGTCGGGCTTGGCTTTTCCGGATAAGTCACGATCGATGTCAATGGCGCGAACCCAGCCTTGCTCATCTGGATTATGATCAGACTTACGAGCACCATGTCTGGTATCACCGATCCAACCATCCGATGCGCGGTCACGATCTGGGTAGGCATCATCGAACTGCTCACGAAGCTGGATTGCTGCTTTAGATAATCTTGGCTTCTTCATTGGCCTTTAATTCATCATAAGTAGATTTTAGCATTGAGGTAAATTCCCCGTTGCCTCTGTCAATGATTGCGTGTTCCACAACGCCATCTAATCCTTCAATTTCAATAAAAGTTACATTTTCCATTTTACAACTCCGCGTTAAGGGCTATGTAGGCAGAAGTGCTTCCATTAGCGACGACGAGTGAAGCATTACCAACGGTCAAACCACTAGCAACTGATACGGTGATAAAGCAATTTTGAGTTCCTGCATAATCCAAAACCAATGCAGTAGAAGCAATAACTGAACCAGTCGAACTTAAAACTGCAATCGTCGAATAATCAACTGAAGTGGGAGCAATACGCATTTGAACTGGAAGTTGCATTGCCGCGTGAACAGAAGTTGTTGCGCGGCATAATGCAGCAGCGTAACTGGTGTAACTACTTCCAGCAGTATGTCTTACATAATAACGCTGACAAGCGGCTAATTCTCCTTGAATTGTTCCTGTTGCAGTTTGGAAGGCTGTGGCAGTTGATCCTGCTTCAACCTGAACACCCCAGATGTCAATCGTTGCAGATTGAATACCAAGTGAACCTGTTTGTGTATTAAAGTCCGAACCTGCTGAAGTCCAAATCCAAGCAGCTAAAAAGCTGCCTGTACCAATTGTTTTTCCTGTCATGCTTGCAATTGTGGTAGTAAAACTGTATCTAGCCCAAGATGTTGTAATTGCCTGTTTTTGAGTTGTTGGATAAGAGTAAACACCTGATGACCCACCACCACCAAAATCTTGAAAAAAGTTTGCGGAGATTGAAGGAGTGCCTGAAGCAGCCTTTGCCCAAAATGAAAAGGTAACCGTCTGATTTGCGAAGGTTCTAACATCCTCGATCTTTTGTCCAAAAACTGAAAATGCAGATGAAAGAGTTTGGCCTGTTGAAACAATGCGAGCAAAATTCGTGCTTTCGTATCCTGTTACTGGTGCTGTTCCTGGGGTAAAGGTTTGTGCTGAATAAGTAGTTGTTCCGTTACTATTTAAGTTATAGAAACGATCTTGTCCATACGCGCCTGAAGTTGTTGTACTGGTGAATGCTCTTTGATTAATAGAAAAATCACCGTTAATAATGCGATTCTTGCCAGCAGTAAATCCCAAAGATGTTGCTACTGATGATGCAGCCCACTTTACTTTGCCAGCAGATGCATTGTCTCTAGTAAGAACCTGCCCATCTGTTGCAGATGTTGGGTCAATGTAGTTAAGGGTCCCGTTTGTATCGTTAATGTCAGATGCCGAAAATACATCTCCATTAGCGTAAGTTACCTTTGTCGGCCATCCTGCTGCCATTAGCACACCTCTTTCATAGGGTCAATTCTAGTACATAACATCGAGTAATGGTTCCTGTGTCGTTAAAACTGTAACCCAAGTATTAGGGGTGATGCTGTGGCTAATCCCCTGACATTGGAGTTTCTTAACAATGGTTGTGCCTGACACATTGACATTTGTAATTTCCATAGTGTCAAAGTAATCAAGATCCAAAGCTGCAACGATTCCAGCCCCATAGCCCAGAGTTACCAAGTCAAGGCTAATGGATTCGATTCGGATCGTGGTGTCCTTACGGGTCGTAACATAAGCAGTTGCTAGGGCTAAGGCATTGGCATCTGTCTGCATAAGCATCTGGTCGGCCGTAATCGAATGCAAGAAGTATTGGCTAACAGAGGTTGCATCTGAGAAGGTCTGAGCTGTGCCACCTATGCGGGTAACTGTAGCTTGATTGACAATAGTCTTGTCATCATGGGCAAAGACAATGCCTGCATAGTTAATGTCTGTTGATCCAACAGCATTTGAAAATTCAGTAGGTGTTGCAGCTTGTGCATCATAGACAAACTGGCGATTCTTAAATACAGCGTTGCCTGCTTTGTCCACATAGAAAGCGCCCTGCTCTGTAAACTCGGCTGTCTGCACCGCTGTAAGGCCTGTACGCGTCGTTGCAGGGTCAGCCACGCATGTTGTATTGCCTGTCTGGATTGATCTCTGGCTTACAGGCCAACCGACTGTATCTAGAATCTTGTCGATGCGTGTGCCTGTGTCTTGCCCTGCTGCCTGTCCTGTCACAGTAGTTACATTAGAGTTGAACAAAAGCTTAAATCCATCTGAACAAATGAGATCGACATAGCCAATCTCCTGATCTTTAGGATAGGTGTAGAGATATTCGGTAATGTAACCCTTGAAAATCGGATAGTTTGTAGATGAGTAATTGGCTGAAATCTGAATAGAGCGTAAAGGCACCAGATTAGGATAATAAGGGCTGGATGTATTCTGTGGATTCCAGTCACCATTTTCATCAATAATGCGAACTGTGGCTGTGCCTGAAAGATACTTGTCCTGAAATAGGTTCCGCTCTTTGCGAGTATCTATCTTAGAGACTTGAGCAGATACATCCACAATGACAGTAGATCCAGAAGCAAACTCAGCAAAGCCTAGACGAGATGAACCCAAGACAAAGGCTTCACCGAATGAGGCTCCACCAGTTAGGTTGATCTTTACAATAGGGGTTGCTGGTAGTGCCATTAGTACGCCGTACTGTAATTTACTGGAGTACCTGAAGCCTGCTGTGCGTAAAGTCCTTGAGTAATTGCTGCAACTAGATCGCGCTCTGTTGTAACTGAGCCTTGAACAGAGATGTTAACAATAGTGTCACCATTTGGTACTGCCTGTTGGCTAAGTGAATTGTAGCCATAAAGCGGAGTTGTAGGGATTAGGTTCATGTCAAACTGGCCACCGCCATAGCCCATAGGCGATCTGTCAGTTGTGCCGGGCACTAATTGTTGACTGAGTGAATTGTACTTATACAAAGGTTCTGCTGTAATTCCACCGCCAATAGGATTAAATTTAGGTATTTCAATCTTTGCTAATTTAGCAAACTCTAATGCAAGTTCTTTTAAGGTTTGTAACCATGCATTAAATGGGTTGCTTATAGAGTCAAACATGCCAGCCTTATCCCGAAGGTTGCTTAGTTGCTGAGCATTATTGACTAAAGATTGTGAGATTCTAGCAGCGGCATCAAGGTTGCCTTGATTGATTGCTTCTTCAAGATCATAGATGTTTTGCTTTAGGCCAACTCTTACTCGTTCTTCTTCTGTGAGTTTGCCTTGAGCGGCAGCGGCTAACTGGATTGCTTCTTCATCAAATAACTTCTGGCCTTGAGAAAGCAGTAAAGCGGCCTTGTCTAAGGCTTCTTGCTTCTTTT